CAAGCGCCTGGGAGGCGAGGCCTCGAATCTCGACCTCGAGGAGGCGCGGCGCCGCAAGACGGCCGCCGAAGCGGCCCTCGCAGAGTACGACCTGGCCGAGAAACGGGGCGACGTAGTTCAGATCGACAGCATCCTGAAGCGGATCGGAGACGATTACTCGCGACTGCGAGCGCGCCTCCTGGCGATGCCTTCAAAGCTCGCTCCGCTGCTGTCGATCATCACGACTCCCGAGGAAGCGCTGGACATTCTGAACGGCGCCCTCGAGGAGGCCTTGAGTGAACTCGCAACCGGCCTATCGGACGATCTCGACTGCGCCGGAAGCGATGTTCAACCTGGCCTTGAAGTGGAGGCGACTTCGGGCCGAGACGCTGCGGCCGCCCCCGCGCCTCAAGGTCAGCGAGTGGGCCGACCGAGAAAGGCATCTCAGTCCCGAGGCCAGCGCCGAGCCGGGCCGGTGGTACACCAGCCGAGCTGAGTATCTGCGCGGGGTGATGGACGCGGTCTGCGAGCCGTCGGTTCACACCGTCGTGATGATGAGCTCGAGCCAGGTCGGGAAGACCGAGTGCCTGCTCAACGTGATCGGCTTCTACATCGACCAGGACCCCGCGCCGATGCTGCTCATGCAGCCGACGCTCGAGATGGCCGAGGCCTTCTCGAAGGACCGCCTGGCTCCGATGCTTCGGGACACGCCCTGCCTGCAGAGCAAGGTGGCCGACGCGAGGGCCCGGGATAGCGGGAACACGCTCCTGCACAAGACCTTCGCCGGGGGCCACTGGACCGGCGTCGGGGCGAACTCGCCGGCCTCTCTGGCGATGCGCCCGGTGCGGATCACGCTCTGCGACGAGGTCGACCGATACCCGGTCAGCGCGGGCGCCGAGGGCGACCCGGTGAACCTGGCGCGGAAGCGCTCGACGACGTTCTGGAACCGGAAGCTGATCCTGACCTCGACGCCGACCGTGAAGGGCGCGAGCCGGATCGAGGCGGCCTACGAGCAGAGCGACCAGCGGCACTTCCTGGTGCCGTGCCCCGACTGCGGGGCATCGCAGCGGCTCACCTGGTCGAACGTTCGCTGGGACGAGGGGCATCCCGAGACGGCGCTCTACTTCTGCGGCCACTGCGGATCGGGGTGGCCGGACTCGAAGCGACACGCGGCGGTGCGGCTCGGCCGATGGGAGGCGAGCGCGCCCTTCCGCGGGGTGGCGGGCTTCCACCTGAACGAGCTCTACAGCTCGTGGATCAAGCTCTCGGACACGGCGACGAACTTCCTCGAGGCGAAGCGGCTCCCGGAGCTCCTGCGGGTCTGGGTGAACACGGCCCTCGGCGAGACCTGGGAGGACCAGGGCGAGAAGCTCGACGACGCGGGCCTGATGGCCCGGCGCGAGGCCTTCCCGCAGCGGGACGGCCAGCCGGTGGTGCCGGCGGCGGCCTCGGTGCTCACGGCCGGCGTCGACGTGCAGGACAACCGGATCGAGCTCGAGGTGGTGGCCTGGGGCGCGGGCGAGGAGTGCTGGTCCCTCGAGTACCACGTCCTCCACGGGGATCCATCGACCCAGACGCTCTGGCAGGACCTCGACGCGGTCCTGATGCGGCCTCGGCCGCACGAGCTCGGGACGGACACGTTCATCCGCGGGGTCTGCGTCGACACGGGCGGTCATCACACCCAGGCGGCCTACAAGTTCTGCCGGGAGCGGTATCGGCGCGCGACGCCGGATGGCGGCCGGCAGTACGTCTTCGGCGTGAAGGGCATCTCCGGACGGCGCCCGGTGTGGCCGAGCTCCACCTCGAGGCGGACCGGCGGCCTCGTGCTCTATGGGATCGGCGTCGACACGGCGAAGGAGACCGTGACGGACCGGCTTCGGATCGAGGATCCGGGGCCCGGGTTCTGTCACTTCCCGAAGGAGCGCGGCCCCGAGTATTTCGACCAGCTCACGGCAGAGCAGCTCGTGACGAAGTTCTACCGCGGCTTCCCGAAGCGCGAATGGGTGAAGCGCAAGCCCCGGAACGAGGCCTTTGACTGCCGGGTGTACGTCTACTCGGCCCTGCAGGGACTCCAGGCCGTATCGCGGCTCTCGATCGAGCTCGAGCTCGATCATCTGCGCGCCCTGGTGGGCGTGAAGCGCGAGGAGACGGAGGCCGTCCCGGCGCCGGATCCGGGACCCGTCCAGGCGCCGAAGCCCCCGAAGCGGGAACGGACGAACGAATGGCTCGGGCCGAGACGGAACTGGCTGAGGAGGTGAGATGGCCTGGACGAGTGCTGACCGGGACGCCCTCAAGGCTCAGATCGCCACGGGGGAGCTCCGCGTCTCCTACGGGGACAAGACGGTCATCTACCACTCGCTGAAGGAGATGATGGACCTCCTCGGCGCCATGAACGCCGAGATCGACGCGAACTCGAACACCGACCGCTTCTCGCGCGTCGCGTTTTCGCGGGACTGATGCCGGCGTCGAACTGGCTCGACCGCGCGATCGGATGGATGGCCCCGGCGCGGGGCGCCCGGCGCGTCCAGGCGCGGCGCCTCATGTCGACCCTCGCCTACGACGGCGCGAAGTCCGGACGGCGCACGGACGGCTGGATCACGACGAGCTCGTCGGCCGACATGGAGTCGCAGGCGGGACTGATCCAGCTCCGGGACCGGGCCCGAGACCTCGTTCGGAACAACCCCTACGCGGCCCGCGCCGTCGACGTGAAGGTCTCGAACACGATCGGGACAGGGATCGTCGCGGAGATCGACAGCCGTCGCATCACGTCGGCCTGGTCGGCCTTCGTGGATGCCTGCGACGCGGACGGGAAGTCCGACCTCTACGGCCTGCAGGCGCTCGTCGAGCGCTGCCGGATGGAGAGCGGCGAGGCCCTCGTCCAGTTCATCCCGTCGAAGCAGATCACGGGATCTGTTGCGATGAAGCTCCGCGTCCTCGAGCCGGACTATCTCGACACGACGAAGGACGGACGGATCGCCGGGTCGGACAACGTCATCCGGTACGGGATCGAATACAACGGCTTCGGCGAGCGCGTGGCCTACTGGCTCTATCCGGAGCACCCGGGAGACAACTGGTCGAGCCTTGCGAGCGCGACCTCGAAGTTCAGGCAGAGCCAGCGCATCGAGGCGAAGGACGTGATCCACGTCTACCGCAAGGTGCGCCCAGGGCAGACGCGAGGCGTGTCGGACTTCGCGCCGGTGATGATCCGGATGCGGGACTTCGACGACTACGACGACGCCGAGCTGATGCGGAAGAAGATCGAGGCGTGCCTCGCGGCCTTCGTGAGCACGTCCTCGGGCGTGGACTCGACGATGCTGGGCCCGATCTCGACGGACTCGACGGGGCGGATCGAGTCGCTCTTCCCGGGGATGATCGAGTACCTGAAGCCGGGCGAGTCGATCACGATGGCCGACCCGAAGACCTCGGGCGGCTATGCCGACTTCCAGCGCTTCGGGCTGCGCGCGATCGCGGCCGGCGTGGGCGTGCCCTACGAGCTGATGACCGGGGACCTCTCCCAGGTGAACTATTCGAGCTATCGGGCCGGTCTCGTCGACTTCCGCCGACGCATCGAGCAGGACCAGTGGCATCTGTACGTCCACGGCGTCTGCGGCCGGATCTGGTCCCGCTTCATCGAGGAGGCCTCGGCGCTCTCGCCGGGACTCGGGGACCGGACCGGGATCGAGTGGACGCCTCCGCGCTTCGAGCTCATCGACCCGCTGAAGGAGACCCAGGCCGAGATCGAGGCGTGCCTCGCCGGCTTCGACACCTGGGAAGAGATCGTCCGCAAGCGCGGCTGGACGGCATCCGAGCAGCTCGACTCGATCGAGAAGTGGCAGAAGGAGCTCGACCGGCGGGGGATCGTGCTCAAGAGCGACCCGAGGGCCTCCATGACGAAGGCCGCGCCGACGGTCGATCCGAACGCCACCGATCCCAACGCAGGCGATCAGAACGCCAACGACTCGAACGTGGGGGCCGCAGCATGAAGCGACGAAGGCATGAGGTCCGCTCGCTACCGCCTGTGATCGGCGTCGCGGAGCTCCAGCCGAGCTCCATCGACGCCCAGGCGCGGACCGTGCAGATGACCTTCTACAGCGGGGCCCCCGTGTTCCGCTCGTCCCTGTTCTCGGACCCCTACGAGCTCGAGTTCGAGGTGAGCCGGAAGGCCGCGAACCTGAAGCGCCTCAACGCCGGCGCCCCGCTCATCGACAATCACCGGACCTATGACGGCGTGGGGGCCGTTCTCGGCGTGGTCGAGAAGGCCTGGATCGCCGACGGCCAGGCGCAGGCGACCGTCCGCTTCTCGCAGCGCGAGGACGTGGCGCCGGTCTGGCAGGACGTGGTCGACGGCGTCATCCGCAACGTGTCCATGGGCGCCTTCGTGCTCTCCATGGAGGAAGTGACGCCGAAGGGCGCCGACATGAAACGCTTCCGGGCCACGTCGTGGGAGCCCTACGAGCTCTCCCTGGTCCCGGCCGGCGCCGATCCCGGCGCCCAGCTTCTCGAGGTGAAGGGCACCGAGCGGCGCCCTTGCCGGATCGAGTTCAGCGCAGAGGCCTCGGCCGAAGCGCCCAACCGGGCCACTGCGCCCACCATGAGGGGGAACGCCATGAGGATCCGCGTTCGACTGCTCGCGAGTGGCGAGACCGTCGAGATCGACGAGAAGGACTTCGACGAGAAGCTGCACTCCGAGGAGCTCTCGGCTCCGGAGCGCGAGAAGGGTGACGGCGCCGGGAAGTCCGACGCCGAGTATACGCTCGAGGCCATCAACGCGAAGCGAACGGTGGACGCGGCCCTCGAGCGCGACACCCAGCTCGCGGCGCAGATCAAGCGCGCGGCCGAGCACTTCGGCCTCGACGTGGTCTGGGCCCGCCGGCACATCAAGCTCGGCACGCCGATCGAGCAGGTGCTCGAGCTGGCCGCCGAGGAGCGCGCCAAGCGCGCCCCGAAGACGGTGAACGACATCGGCTTCGGCGACGACCGCGAGTCGGCGAGCTGGCGCATCGCCCGGATGACCGAGGCGCTGGCGGCTCGGGCGACCCGGAAGGAGTGCCCCGAGGCGGCCCGGCAGTACGGCCACTCGACCCTCGTGGAGCTCGCCTTCGAGTGCCTGGCGCTGAAGGGGATGCACCACGGCCTGGACGTGCGGGCGAACGCGAGCCGGATCATCGAGCTCGCGCTCACGACCTCGGACTACCCGAACCTGCTCGCGAATGCCGCGAACAAGATGCTCCTGCCGGAGTACGAGGCGGCCCAGCCGACCTATCGGCTCCTGGCCGAGCGGCAGGACCTCCCCGACTTCAAGACCGCGTCGGTGCTCAAGGCCGGCGACTTCCCGGTGCCGCTCCAGGTGGCCGAGGAGGGGGAGATCAAGCTCGGCTCGTTCAGCGAGGCGAAGGACAGCTTCACGCTGGCGACCTACGGCCGGCGCCTGCTGTTCTCGTTCCAGGCCATCGTGAACGACGACCTGAACGCCTTCGCCCGCGTGATGCGGGGGGCGGCGACCCGGCTGGCCGACTTCGAGAACTCGCTCTGGTTCACGAGCCTGATCTCGGCATCGGGGGCCGGTCCGACGCTCGGGGATACCGGCGCGCTCTTCAACGCGACGGCCGTCACGACCGCGGGAGGTCACGCGAACCTCACGAGCTCGGGAACGGCCATCAGCATCGACTCGATCGGCGTGGGCCGCGCGGCGATGCGGAAGCAGACGAGCCTCGACGGGATCAAGCTCAACATCGTTCCGCGCTACCTGCTCACCTCTCCCGACAAGGAGACGCTCGCCCGGCAGCACACGACGATGATCTCGAACCCGCTGACGGCATCCTACGTCAACCCGTGGGCCGGACAGCTCGAGGCGATCTCCGACGCGAACCTGTCCTCGGCGAACCCCTGGTATCTGTTCGCCGACCCGATGCGCGCGCCGGTGTCGGTCTACGGCTACCTGCAGGGGCAGGCCGGCCCGAGCGTCGCGACGCGCCAGGGCTTCGAGGTCCTCGGCGTCGAGATGCGGGTCGCCCTGCACTTCGGCTTCGCCTTCGTGGACTTCCGCGGGGCCTACCGGAACGCCGGCGCCTAGCAGCGGCGGCAGAGACAGAAACGTCTGATCGGCGCGAGGCCGTCCCCGAGTGGGGGCGGCCTCGCTGCTCTTGGAGGCCTCATGAAGACCATCATCGGCGGTGCGGACAGGATCCAGGTCACGGCGGCGAGCACGCTCACGGCCGGGACCGGCACGCTCATCGGAACGTCGATCTTCGGCGTGCCCGAGACGAGCGCCTCGTCCGGCGACCTCGTCACCCTGGTCGTGCAGGGCAAGGTGACGCTCGCGAAGACCTCGGCCCTCGCGATCACGACCGGCGACGCGCTCTACTGGGACGACACGAACAAGGTCGTCAACAAGACGAGCTCGGCGCAGCGGGAGATCGGCTGGGCCATCTCGGATGCGGCGAACCCGTCCTCGACGGTCGAGGTGTACCTGATCCCGACGGTCCGCACCTCGGTCGCGGCCTAGTCCGGCCCTCGCGGGGGGTGCGGGGTGGCCTGGTCGGATCGAACGGATCGCGTCCTTCGGGCCGGGATCCGCGAGTTCGGCCAGGCCGTCACCTACACGCCGAGCGGCGGCTCCCCGGCCTCGGTGTCGGCCGTCTTCGATGCGGCCTACCAGCTCGTGACGCTCGGCCTCGACGTGGAAGTCGACGCCGTGGGCCCGGTCCTCGGGGTGCGCCTTGGGGACCTGGCCTCGGCGCCGGCCCGCGGCGATGGGGTCACGGTGGGGAGCACCTCCTACACGGTGCGGTCCGTCCATCCGGACGGACAGGGCGGGGCCCAGCTCATCCTCGGGGAGGCCTAGGTGGCGACCGCTGCGGATGCCTACGGGCACATCGTCTCCGCGATGACCGGCCTCGGCTACACCCAATGGACGAAGGCGCTCTCCTTCCGGGAGGTGCCCGAGGCGAGCGCGGACAAGCTCTTCGTGGTCGTGCCGAGCTCGACGGATCCGCAGCTACGGCTCCTCGGGGTCTCGGGCGGATCGCACACGATCGACACGAGCCGGAAGTGGCGGATCAGCGTCCTCTTCCGGGCCGTCGATAGCGTCATCACCGAGGTGATGAAGCTACGCGTCCTGCCGGCCGAGGAGGCCATCACGGACGCGCTCCTGGCGCTCACCGAGGCCGTCTCTGCGACGGCGACCTACCTGGACAGCGACGACGCCGGCGGCCTGATCGTCCTCACGATCGAGCTCGCCACGCGCTATGACCGGGCCTCCTGATGCCGTCGCCGGCGACCGTCCTCGGGACCATCGAGACCGCGCTGGCAACGCTCACGGGCGGCACCCGCGCGTGGTCTGACCTCGCCCCGCTCGAGGTGGAACGGATCCCGGCCGGGACGCTCCGATTCGCCCTCAAGAGTGTCGTGACCTCGGTCAACCGGAACTCGAACGACTCGAGGCCGGCCCTCGGACTCTCGGTCACGGTCTATCGGCGCCTATCCGCGGGCGAGGCCGAGCGGACCTATACCGAGGGCGCGCGGCTCACCCATCAGCAGTCGCTCGTGGACCCGACGTGGTGGCTCGCCATCAGCGGTGTCTGGGACGTGGCGCTCGCCCCCGACACGGCGCTCTCGGACCTTCGGCGCGAGGAAGACGTGATCTCATACGCGGTGACGCTCGGCGTCCTCTGCGTGACACCGTAAGGAGAGGAAATGGCCGAGCAGTCCCTCGGGAACATCGCCCTGTGCATCCTGCCGCAGTCTGGCTTCGGCACGATCAATGCCACCATCGCAGGCCTCACCTCGACGGCGGCGCACACGAACGGCCTCATCGTCGGCGTCGGCACCACGGGCCTCGGGAAGAGCGGCATCGACGCGCCTACCCACTCCCGGGATGGCTTGGCGCTGGCGCGGATCGGGCAGAGCGCCCAGGCGGACCAGTTCGTGGCCGAGACCGTGAAGGGCCTAAAGATCACGTTCCCGCTCGGGGGCTGCCGGAACACGGTGGGCGGCACGCCGGCGGATGCCGACTTCGACCCCTCGTCCTACTGGAAGGGCTTCGACGCGATCCTGAAGGCGGTCGGGCTCACCGGAGCGGCCTGGGCGAGCGGGGTCGGCTGGGAATACAAGGCGAGCGGAGATGCGACGCCGGCCTCGATCGCGCTCTGGTACGGCGGCCTGCTCATCACCTACAAGGACGTGCTCGTCTCGAAGCTCACGCTGAAGCCGACGCCGGGCTCGATCGCCACGGTGGAGGCCGAGTTCGACATCCCGGGCGTCGTGACCTGGGGCGCACAGACCCTCTCGACGATCACCACGGGGGCGCAGGCCACGGCCTGCCCGATCGTGAAGGGCGTCCAGCACAGCTTCGGGACCACGCGGTCCTACAACGCCATGGAGCTCGTGCTCTCCCCGGCGAGCCAGCGGATCGAGGACTCGAACGATACGACGACGGGCTTCCGGCAGATCCAGACGGCCTTCGACGTGTCGGCCAAGGCCACGATCTGGTCCGACGCGGCGAATGCGGACATGGAGCGGGACACCCTGATCCTCACCAGCGCTCCGACGACGGATCTCACCTTCCAGGTGGGATCGGCCACGGGCGGAAGCGCGGTCGCGAACACCTATGGGATCGACCTCAACAACTGCACCGTCCGGGACGTGAAGCCGACCGAGCTCGGCTCGAAGCTCGGCTGGGAGGTCAACCTCGAGGGAGACGCGATCTCTTCGGCCGGGACCGAGTTCACGTTCCGGCTGCTGTAGGGGCGCCTGGTGGCGCGCGACGTTTCGACGCTGAACATCGAGGTCACGGCCGAGGACAAGGCCAGCGGCGTCATCACGCGGCTGGCCGGCGTCCTGAAGGACCGGCTCGTCGTCACGATCGGGGAGGTCGTCGAGGGCCTCCGTCGGATGACGGAAGCATTCGCCGAGCCGATTGATCTCGCGTCGAAGCAGGAAGACGCGATCAAGCGCCTCTCGAACGCGCTCTCGGACCAGGGCGCGAGCGCGGCAAGGCACCTCACCGAGGCGCTCGTCGAGCAGGCCGAGGCGCTCCAGAATACCACGCGGTTCTCGAACGACGCGATCGAGGCCGGGCAGGCCTTCGCGGCGGCCTTCATCAAGAACGAGAACGCCCTGAAGGGCGTGACGCAGTCCGCGGTAGACCTGGCCTCGGGCCTCGGGATCGACCTGCAGACGGCGTTCGAGCTCCTCACCCGGGCGGCCCAGGGGCAGACGCAGACCCTCGCCCGGTACGGCCTCATCCTCGACGAGAACATCCCGAAGGGCGAGAAGCTGGCGGCCCTCCAGGGCGTGATCGCCGAGCGCTTCGGGGGCCGCGCCCAGGCGGACGTGAAGACCTACGGCGGCGCGCTGGCGCAGCTCGGCAACGCCTGGGAAGACCTGCTGAAGGCCATCGGCGAGGCGGTGGTCAAAAACAACGCGATCGTGGAGGGGATCCGGTCGCTGACGGGCAGCGTGATCGCGGCGATCCCGAAGGTCGCCGAGTTCGCGAAGGAGCTCGTGAACATCGGGGTGGCTGCCGCTCCGGGCGCCCTCCGCGGCCTCGAGGGCCTCGGCGCGTTCCTTGCCTCCTTCACCCTCGTGCTCTCGCTCTCGGCAGAGGCCGCGATCAAGACGGCGCGCGGGATCATCTACCTCACGCAGCTCCTTCCTGGTCTCGGAGACGCCTTCTCGAATGCCGAGCAGAAGCTCGGCGACCTGGACGACGCGCTCGACCCGCTGCAGCAGAGCCTCGCGAAGGCGGTGGCCGAGATGGGTCGCGCGGCGCTCGGGATGGAGGACCTCGGGACCAAGGGCGCCGGCGCCGCGAAGGGCGTCACCGACCTCGGGAACGCGGCCGCGGGTGCCGGCCCGGCCTTCACGACCTATGGCGCGGCTGCGGAGAGCGCGGCCCAGGCCACGATCGCGACGGCGACGGCCAGCGCCAAGGCCTCGGACTCGCTCGAGGGGCTCTCGAACACGCTTCTCCTGACCGGGGACGGCTTCGCGAACTACCTGGTCAAGCTGAACGCCGTGAAGGCGGCCTATGCCGCGCTGGCGGACACCGTCCAGACGGCAGCGCAGCGGATCACGGGCGCGAACGATTCGATGCTCGGCCCGCTCGACCAGCCGGGTGATCCGCTGCCGTCGAACCTCGGACGCTCGCGCGGAGGCGCCTCCGCGATCCTCACCTACGGGCAGGCCTACTCCCAGCAGGCGGGAGGGCTCGTGCGGACCACGAAGATCGCCAATACGGCGAGCGGCGGGAACGTGGCGCGGACCTACACGGTCTTCGGGGTGCTCCCGGATGGGAAGGTCTTCCCGCTCGGACAGCAGGTGATCGGGCCGGATGGGACGATCCTCTCGGGGCAGCAGTTCGGATGAGCTACACGGCCCCCTACTTCGTGTTCCTCCATGCGGCGCGGGCCTCGGGCGCGACCGTCACCGTGTCGCCGGCCGCGAACGCCTCCTTCCCGGCCTTCTACGCCTACGACGGCCGGTCGCAGTCGCTCTTCAAGTTCGGCAGCTCGAGCAGCGCGGCCTACTTCCAGGTGGACCGCGGGGCCGCCGGCCTCGAGGCGGTCGATCTCCTGGTGATCCCCTCGGGCCACAACCTGGGCGCGCAGACGGTGACGGTGAAGTCGAGCACCACCGGAGCCTACGCGGGCGAGGAGGTCACGATCGCCTCGTTCACGAGCGCTGCGGGCCTGATCCAGCAGGCCTTGACGAGCTCGACGGCACGCTACCTCCGCGTGGGATTCGGGGGCACCGGGACCTGGGAGCTCGGGGAGGTCTGGCTCGGCCGGAAGCGGCAGCCCTCGCAGGGCCTCGGGAACGCCTGGCGCCTCGCCCTCCAGCCGAATTACCAGCGGGTGCAGTTCGACTCGGGCGTCACCGGCGGAAATCAGATCGGACCCTCGAGGACGACCTTCTACGCGCCCTTCTCGCCGATCTCGGGCAGCGACTACACGATCCTGAAGGACCTCCGGGACGCCGTGAAGGACGGCCAGCGCTTCTGGATGCAGGTCCCGGATAGCTCGATTCCGCTCACGCTCTTCGAGCTCGTGACGCCGATGACGTTCCAGCAGATCAACACGGTCCCGGGTAATGCCACGGGCCCGGTCTACACGACGATCCTCGACGCGATCGAGGCCATCGGATGAGGACGGTCAGCGCGGCGCAACAGTCGCTCTACGCCCGGGACTCGATTCGCCCGATCCTGCTGGTGAAGCTCACGACCTACTCGGACGTGGCGGCCGCCACGGTGCAGGCGACCTACTACCTCTCGGACCGGCCGGTGCTCTACGACTACGGGAACACGGGAACGGACCGGCAGTTCGAGGCGATGGTGGCCGGCGTCCAGCCGGTGACGCGCACGATGAATCACGTCCCCGGCTTCGGCCAGGGCTATGCGGGCGCCCTCGGCTACGAGCTGCGGCTCTCGCTCGTGAACAAGACCTACCGCAGCGACGATCCGGCCCAGCGGTTCTGGCCGATCCTGCGGGCCCTCAACCTCGAATGGGCGGACCTGGAGGTGGCGACGGTCCTGGGCCCCGAGAGCGAGACCGGATGGTACGACCTCCGGTCCTACACCGGGGACGAGCACCTGGTCCAGTTCCGGGGTCGGATCACGCGGATCGAGGGCGTGTCCACGGACGTGATCCAGCTCCGGGCGGCAAGCCCGATGCCGTCGATCCCCTGGCTCTATGCGCTCGACGCGACCCTGAACGACCCGAAGGACTTCGGGGCGCGGCTCCCGATCGTCTACGGCTCGGCCCAGCGCGTCCCGTGCGTCAACTACTCGGTCGGCTGGAGGACCACGCTGGCGCAGACCGTCGCCATCGACACCGGGGCCGGGGCGACCATCGCCGTCACCGACTCGACGGGCTTCCCGACGGGAACCTTCTCGATCCGCATCGGCGGCGAGGAGCTGACCGTCTCCTCGAAGGACGATGCGGCGCGGACCGTGACCATCGTGGCGCGGGCGCAGAACGGGACGCCGGCCCTCAACCACCAGATCGGCGAGGTGGTGCTCGAGATCGTCTCGGAGGCCGTGGTCGTGGTGGCCGGGCATCCGATCACGGCCCTGCAGCGGCTCTACTGCAAGAATCCCTACAACGGCGAGCTGTTCGCCATGAGCGGCTTCACCACCACGCTCTCGGACCCGAACGTCATCACGGGCGAGACGGTGGCGACGGCGCGGCTCTCGCAGGCGCAGCTCCGGGCCTTCCTCTCGGCGGCCTTCGCCGCGAATCAGGTCACGGCGCAGCCGGCCTACATCACCACGGGCAGCGCCTCGGAGACGATCAGTGCGCCGGCCTCGGGCCTCCAGACCTACTCGGGGCGCTACTCGCCGTTCCGGACGTGGAACAGCAGCTATACGGCCCCGCGGCTCACCTGGACGGACGGGACGTTCACCTACAGCGGGAACACCGTCCGCATGACCTACTCGGGGCTCGCGGGGACCACGGTCAACGCCTCCCGGTACGTCCTCAAGGTGAACTACGACACCACGGGCCTCTCCTTCGGGACCGTCCGGGCCTTCATCCGGGTCTACAACGTCCCGGGCTACGCGAGCGGCGAGGAGATCAGCGTCTACCTCCCGCTGGGGCAGACCGGGACGATCACGGCCTACAGCTCGACCCGGGACGGCTTCACGCTCTCTGCCGCGAACGGCGCCATCGTCGAGTTCTTCGTGGAGGCCCCGCAGTACGGCTCGACCTCCAACTACGTCGAGCTGGCCTCGGGCTGGGGCCTCGCCATCACCACGACCTCTGGCGGGACCATCACCCGCGTCGTCGATGCCGAGGTGGACGGCGCGAGCATGGGATACGGCCTGCAGTTCGCGGCGGACGTGGACGGATATGCCTGTCCCTACGTCTTCGCGGGGGTCTACGGCTTCGAGAGCGCGAGCGGCTGGACCACGTCGGGCTGCTCGGTTGCGGTGGACGGAAGCACGAAGACCGAGGGCACGAACAGCCTCAAGGTCACGGTCACGCCTACGGTCCTCGCCGGCTGCAACGGGGACGCGGCCTCGTGGACGGGCTACGGCGGCACCACGATCGCGGACGACTCCTCGGACAAGACCGAGGGCAGCGGCTCCATCAAAATCACGACGGCGACGCCGGGGCAGCAGGCCTATCGGACCTTCGCCTCGACCAACGTCAACGGCTACCTCCTCGCCTTCGACGTGAAGCTCGTGAACCTCGCGGCCTGGAACGCGGACTCGGCCTACACGAACGCAGACGGCGTGCGGATCATCGTCTCCAGCGACGCCAACAACGGCGGCAACTGGTGGCAATGGCGTTTCGGGAAGCTCGACGGCCTCACCGACGAATGGACCACGATCGTCTTCGACCCCTACAGCCGGAACACCTACTCGACCACCGGATCGTGGAACAGCTCGGCCACGGTCTCGGTCGGCTTCGCCTCGGCGACGACGCAGGCGTTCATGGTGGACAACTTCCGCCTGGTCCCGAAGACGGTCACGATCCAGCACAACGCCATCACGCCCTTCGACGCCACGGCCGACGGCGGCACCTACCGGATCTCGGTGCGGCCCTCGTCCTCGCTCTTCGTGGGCTCGGCGAGCCTCTACCTCTCGGACACGGCCGGGAGCGGGACCACGCCTCCGGCGGCCTACAAGTCGATCGGCTTCTCGGGGGCGGATGTGGCCTCGGGGGCGTTCACGGAGCTGTCCCTCACGGCCACCGACACGGGCAGCCCGACGGTCACAGCCATCAGCACGATCGGCTTCAGGCTGACGCTCACGACTTCGGCGAGCGGCGAGCTGATGGAGCCGATGACGGTCCACCTGGACGACCTCCAGGCCCGGGACGACTCCCTCAACCCCTACTCGGCGACGCCCGGGGCTCTCCTCGAGAAGCCCACGGACGTGCTCCGGCACCTGGTGGTCGAGGTCTGCGGCGAGGATGCCGCCGTGATCGACGCGACCAGCTTCGGGGCGACCCTCACGAACCTCGGGGCCGCGAAGCTCGCCACCGACTGCCGGGGCCTGGGCGTCGCGTTCGAGGACGTGGCCCTCCGGATCGCCTACGAGGCCCGCGCGAACCTCACCCGGGACGAAGGGGCGAGTGCGGCCACGTTCCGCTGCCTGAGCGCAGGGACGGCCACCTCCTACGCCTTCCCGGCCTCCGTGCGGACGATCACCGAGTGGACCCGGTTCAGCGAGAGCGGCCGGGACGTGTCGGAGCTCGGGGCCCGCTTCCTCGCCCTCTACGCCTTCGACCCGACCCTCGGGGCCTCGGAGACGGCCTACCTGGCGGGCCTCCGGGGCGACCCGGACGTGTCGGACTTCACCGGCACGACGGCCTCGGCGCTCGCGGCCCTCGAGGCGAAGTTCGGCCGGCGGGACACCCAGCGGATCTTCCTTCAGGCGATCCAGGACGAGGCCACGGCGAAGGACGTGGCCGGGTACTACGTCCGGGAGGGCACGCGCCTTGCCGCCCTGTGGATCCTCGAGGGCGTCCCGTGGTGGCAGGCCTACGACCTCGAGCGCGGGGACGTGGTGACGCTGACGGCGCCCTGGGCGAGCTCGAGCTCGAAGGCCCGGGTGATCGAGGTGGTGAAGTCGTTCGGCTCGGAGGTCGTGAACCTTCGCGTCGTGGAGGTGACGTGATGCGTGTTCTCTGGCTCGTCCTCTTCCTGGCGCTGCTCGGCGCTTCATCGCCCGCATTCGCGGGGACATGGAACAACTGCACCACGTCCGATGCCATGACGGATCCGGCGATCGTGGCCGGACCTGGCTCCCGAGCCTGCTACGACCAGCAGGCCGGAGACTCGTCTGCGACGCCTTCGATCTACGTCGGGCGATCGTTCACGCTCACCTACGACCCCGACACCGGCCAGGCCGGAACTCCTCGAGGGACCCCGGTCACGATCACGATCTATCGGTGCTCCTCAGGAGTCGCCAGTACGAGCTCCTGTCACGACCTCGTGGGATCTGCCTTCGCAGGAGACAACGGGAGCTATCCGCAGGGAGCCTCGATCTACAACATCCCGGCAGGCCTCTACTACGTCGTTCCGTCGGGGGCTCCGACTTCGTCGGCGACGCCTCGGATTCGACTGGAGGTGAGCGATGTTTCTGCTCCCGCGCGCTAGCAGGATTCTGTCCGTCCTGATCCGTCCGATGGCTCTAGCTGTTCTGATGCTTCCCATCGGATCGACGGTCAGCGCACAGAGCGTCAACAATGGTTCGGTTCAGGTCGGCCCCTACATGGACGGATCATGGAAGGGAGGCGTGTCCCCGCTCATGGGGTGGCCCACCTTCGCGCGCCAGGACTGCCGAGACTCGGATGGGGTGTGCCCCTCCCAGACGGGCGCCATCGTGATCGACCCGTGGATCGGATGGGTGAAGTCCCCCGGGCAGCGCCGCGACGACAACTCGTCCATGTGGAGCACGGTGAACGGGATCAGAAGCCAGACCGCAGACGCGGCCACGGACTTCATCAATCAGCAGGCTCCGTTCACGATCACCGGAGCGGGCGGGTCGCAGTACGCGACCACCGTGGACCTGGCCGGGAGCACGAACGGACCGGATAAGTATTTCTGCCGCTGCTCGACCTCTCCCTACCTCCCGGCAGACACCGATGGAACCTGCACGACGAACGGAGGGGGCACCTCCACGGTGCAGCCCACCGGCTCGCATTATGAGGCCATCGTGTTCAAGCATGGGAGCCGGTACTACTTCGCCTCGGTCACGAACTACACCGGATGCAACGCGAGCCCGTCTGGAATCGCTCTTGGAAGCCGTCTCCCGGTGGCGATCGCCACGGGCGACAGCTTCCAGTACGCGATGCCGGACGGGATCCACCCGGACACCTACTACTACCGATGGCTCGCGCAGAACATCCTGGAGACGCGCTGGGAGGCTGCGTTCTGGCCGAAGGTGAATCTCCTCGGGAACGACGAGCTCAAGACCGGCGTCACGCAGAACGCGATGGGCGAGTCGTGCTCCAACTGGACGAAGAACAGCGGGTCGGCCGGCGTCATCACGGCCGGATCCTTCAACAGCACGCCGGCCGGTGGTGGGTTTCTGAACGCCGTCCGAGGTGGCTCCTGCTACCTCTCGACGGCACGCGCAGCCGGGGACTCGATCCGCACGCCGGCCGCCACCGTCGAGCCCGGGAAGGTCTACGCCTTCCACGGCTGGGTCCGCATGAACAGCGGCAACGGAAGCGACTCCAACACGGTGCGCGTCCGTCCGTTCAACGCCAGCGGCGACACCATTCTCGGATCGACCGAGTTCAAGACCTTCTGGATCAACGGCTACGACGCGCCTCCGGTCCAGTGGTCGAGCACGGGAGACAGCGGGCACGAGGTCTGCGCCGAGTGGTGCTTCGTGGTGGTGCTCGTGAAGCCGGCTACGGCCACGTCGATCTACATCGACATCAACGGCCAGACCTCGACGGCGAACCTCATGGCCGACGAGTGGGTCGGCTTCCCGTCGATGTATGAGCAGCTCGATCTTCACTACGTCTTCCCGGACTCGGGGAATCAGAGCTGGTGGGTCCATACGGACTCTCGCGGCCTCGACCAGTTCGCAAATGGCGATCTGAGCGGGAACAAGGAGCGCATTAACAAGGCGCTGGACACGATGCAGCCTTTGGTGCGCCCGCTGATGACGTTCTTCCGGCCGATGGCCGTCCGGAACACATCCAACAGCGGGCACAACCTCGCTCAGGATCTCGCCTTCCCCGGATTCGCATTCAATCGCCCGCAGTTCGGCCTGATTCATCTCGGAGTGAACGACGCGGGGAACTACTCCAGCGCAAACATGGTCACGGCCGTCCAGAACACGGTGAAGGACGGGACGATCCCCGTCCTGATCCTGGAGGGGCCCTATCGCGGCGACACGACGGACACGACGGCGTGCGGATCGAACTGCACCAGCGGTGTGATCGTTCCGCAGGAGAAGACGTTCATCCAGAACGGAAACGCGAACTAATGGGATTCGTGAGATCGAGTGCGGGGGGCGAGCGCTGCCGCTGGAGGTGAAGCCGTGTCCGAGGCTCAGAACCTTATCTCGAACGACAGCTTAGCCGAGCGGATCGACGGGATCCGCACGCTGCTGAACCGCGTGATCGGAGTGGGCATCGCCATCGGGCTTGCCACGGGATCGGGGGCGGTCGCGGTCTATGCGCGGACCGAGGTCCACCAGAGCCTCATCATGGACATCAAAAACGCGCGGGCGCAGGAGCGCGCAAACGAGCGGATCGCGGCCCTGGAGGCGACGCGGTTCACCTATGCCGACGGGGCGGCGCTCCAGGCGGGCGTCAATGCGAAGCTCGACACGCTCACGAAGCTCGTGACCGAGATCCAGGTGCAGGCCGCACGCGACGGCAACGGGAAGCACTGATGGGCGAGGTCTACCTACCGAGCTGCGACGCGATGGAGCTGCTGCCGCAGGTCCGCGAGCTGTGGTTCCTCTTGCAAGCCGCGATGGACTCGGCCGGGCACCGGATCCGCATGGTGGAGGGCTACCGCAGCCCGGTGCGCCAGGAGTGGCTCTACGCCCAGGGGCGGACCCGGCCCGGGGACATTGTTACCCGGGCCCGCGCGTGGCAGTCGTGGCACCAGACGCGGCGGGCCTTCGACGTGTGCTTCATCGCCCCGGAACCCTTCGGCGAGTCGAACCCCTGGCCCCTGCTCGGGCAGACCGGGGAGCACTTCGGCCTGGAGTGGGGCGGACGCTGGCCCACGAGGAAGAAGGACCGGCCTCACTTCCAGCTCACCGACGGCCTCACGCTGGCGCAGGCCTGCGCGCAGGAGAGGGCGAAACGAGTCAATCAGGGGGGATAGAGCATGGACACGTTCTTCAACAGTCGATGGTTCCTGGTCGCCAAGGCGGCGCTGTTCTCGGCCGTGGTCTTCCTGGTGCAGCAGGACGCGGAGGCCGAGGCCCAGAAGGCCGCCGGGCTCCCGGTGACGGCGATCGACCTGCCGGCCAGCGTGACGCCGGCCCTCGCCGTGATCTACGGGATGCTCCAGACCGGCCAGCGGAAGTCGTGAGACACACCGTCGAGGGGGCCGGCGCGGCCTCGTGGGCGATCGTCCTCTGGTGGACGGCGGTCATCCTCGTGCTCTACCTGCTGACCGGATGCGCCACGGCACGGATCCTGCCGGACGGCACGATGACGTGCGCCGCGATCGGCCAGGGCGCGAAGACGACCTGGAGCGATCCCACCGGGCCGCCCGGCGTGCTGACGGCCGCTCCCTCGAAGGCCGTGGCCTGCGAGGGCGGACCGATCGTGCCGGATCTGCTCTCGACGGTTGGCGCGGTGATCGGAGCGGTCGGGAAGGCCATCTGGGGGAGGCTGTAGGTGCCGGTGGCCTGGGCTGCGCCGGCCGTGGTCTGGTGCGCCCTCGCCGGGCCACCGATCGCGGGGCCCGTCCTCGTGGAGCCGGCGCAGGACGCCCATGGGAACTACCTCACCGACGACACGGTGCTGGAGAACGGCCTACTCGGCTGCGCCTTCTGGCGGGAAGGGCAGCCAGACCCGACGTGGCTGCGGCCATCCGGGCCCCGCGGCGGGGCCTACCAGCCGCTCCCGATGCCGGTGGCCACGTCCACGCTCCCCGTGGCCTACACGGTCGCCTGCTACAACCGGCTCGGCTGGGGGCAAAAGAGCAACTGCTACCTCGGCCTGCGGGTGGTTCCGTGAGGGTCGCTGCGGTCGCGCTCCTCTCGATCCTGGTGGCCCTCCAGGCTGGCGCGCTGGGCCTCCAGGAGCCGACCACCGATCTCCAGGGGAATCCGATCCCGACCGTCCAGGGCGGCACGTCTAACGCCATCCTCGGCTGCGTCGTGGGCGGCTTCCCGGCCGGCGTGGTCTGGACCCGGCCCGCGAGCTCGCCGGGCGGAACCGTTCCGGTGCCGCTGCCGCCGGGCCTCACGGTGGCGCAGCTCCCGCTGACGCTGACCGCGGCCTGCTACTCGGTGCAGGGCTGGGGGGCCAGCAAGAGCGCCACGCTGGGCGTCACGGTCGGACCGTGATCCGCGAATGGCTGCGGCTGCTCTGGGAGCGGATCCTCGAGGCGTGGGAGTCGTCGCCCTGACGGCTGCGCCTTTTCTGCGCCTCCTGCAGACTCGCCGCTTCAGCCTCGAACCCCTCGGAAACGCTCATCTCTGAAGTGGTCGGACCCGGGTTCGATTCCCGGCGCCTCCACCATAAACCCCTGTTATTTCAAGGTTTTGCGAGGGCGATTCGGAGGCTGCGCCTCGTCTGCGCCTCGTTTCGCCTGAGCTTCGCGCTCGAGTCGTTCCGCGCGCACGCGGAATCCGTGCCTTGCCCTGCCCTGCCGCGCCCCGCCTCGGCCTGCCCAGCCGCGCCGGGCCGTGCCCGGCCCTGCTCATTCGCTGATCTTCTTCGCCTTCCTCGGCAGGAGACGCTCCTGCTTCTTCTTCTCGCTCGCTGCCGCGAGCGCCACCGACGACCAGATGCGATCACGGTGCTCCGCACCTCGCGCCCGCACGTCGTCGAACTCGCTCCGGTCGATCCGCGTCCGGCGGTCCACCGTGCGAAAGAGCCCTCGAAGGTGACAGGTAGCGCGGGAATCGAGGTAGTCGTCCGCCTCCGCGTGTGTCAGCACGCGCAGGCCGTTCCCCTCCTCCTTCACGACGAAAGGGGTTTTCCGCTCGAACTCCTCCTTCAGCGCGAGCAGCTTGAACCGGAAGCTCGGATCCTGAGCGCTCACCCCCATCACGCGCTCGATGAAGGCGGCATCGAAGTAGTCCCCCGGCTTCACGAGCTCCCAGTCGAGCGGGTGCTTCTCGGGCTTCTTGTCGCTCTCGTCCATCAGGCGATCTCCACCGTGAAGCGACCGAAGCGCGGTCGGTAGTCTCCGAGGCCGATCCGTTCCCCTGCGGCTTCGAGTGCGGCCACCACGGCCCGGACCTCGATGATCTCCGTGTTCACCATCAGCGCGATCGGAAGGCGCCACCCTGCCGGAACCCTTGCGCGCGCCCGCATCGTGCGGCGCCTGGCGACGACGACGCCGCGGTAGTCGCAGAACCCCGGGGTCACATAGAGCCGGTCGAGATCCTTCGGGCCCTCGTGATGGATCTGGTAGAACGGCTCGGAATCGAACACGCCGGCCTCCGCGTCCTTCCCGAGCTTGCTCTTTCTGGCGCCCTCGATCACGGCTGCCAGGATGTTGTCTGCGGGGATGGCGAGGCGGCCATCCGCATCTAGGTACAGCGACCGGGCCCACTCCAGCCTTCGGATCTCTGACAGCACCTCGTCGGTCTTCGGCTTTTTGATCGTGAGCGGCTTCAACTGCCGCGTCAGCTCGTCCGTGGGATCTGCCCCTCGTCCGTTGTTCATCAGCAAGGGAGACACGCCCAACAGCGTCGCCTCCAGCTTCTCCAGCATCGTTACCCCCTATTCATGGTTTCCGTCTTCGGATCACATCCACCAGCGCATCGTCCGCGAGCCGCGCGTAGCGCCGAGTCGAGCGCGGGTCCGCATGCCCGAGAAGCGCCTGCACCTCGCGCTCGCTCCGGCCGCGCCGGAGGGCTTCCGTCGCCGCGGCGTGCTTCGTCCCCTCGTAGAGGCCGACCGTGACGCCGACCTGGGCGCACGCGGCGACCCAGACGCGACGCAGGCTCGACGCGGTCCACGGGCCGACCGGCCGTCGCCCGCGGCCCGCGTAGGGGACCTCGAAGAGCGGGCCTCCCTCGAGGCGCCGGCGCGCCGGGACGTGTTCCTCGATCCATGCCGCGAGCTCGGCCGGAACCGGCACCCGCCGGACCCGGCGCGTCTTCGTGCCGCGGACCGGGCTCGAGAGCGCGCGTCCCTTCCGGGCGCGCGCCACCGTGAGCCATCCGGACTCCTCTCCGGACCCCGGCGAATAGTCCCCGCAGCGCAGCGCGACAGCCTCTCCCGGCCGGATCCCGCAGAACGCGAGGGCGAGGAAGATCCCGCGTCGCGCGGCCGGGATCGCCGCGAGGATCGCGTCCTGGGTCGCCGGGGAGATGATCGTGGGCGCGTGCTCGTCGAGCCGCGGCCAGGGATAGCGCCGCGGGAGCTCCCGGAGCTCGCCGCGCGCATGGAGCCAGCCGAGGAACGAATGAAAGCCGGCGAGCACGTTCCAGCGCGTCTTCGGCGCGAGCTCGCGCCGCGCCAGGTCATGCGCGAAGTCTTCGAGGGACGCGACGTTCACGTCGAGGATCGACCGGCCTCGCCAGAAGCCGAAGTGACCCGCGGGCCTCGACCACCTCTCGAGCTCGTCGAGGGTCCGGGGACTGAGATCGCCAGCCGCGGTATCCAGCCGCTTCGCCTCGAGCCAGCGATCGATGCGGGTCTCGACCAGGTTCACCCGGGAGAGCCGCGGCTGGAAGCCGGCCAGGATCGCGTCGAGCTCGAGGCCTCGGCCCAGCTCGATCCGGACGTGCCGCAGGACCTCCTCGGCGAGCTCGCGCGAGAGGCGGATAGAGCGGTCTCCGAGCGGGAAGTACCAGACCCGACGGCCGGGGCCGAAGTCGACGTAGAGCCGTCCGTCCCGGTGCTGCCGGATCGTCCCGCGCCCCGTATCGTGCCGAGCCATGGCGAGGCGGACCATGGCACGAAGGACCTCCTCGTGGGAAGGGGCTTCATGCCTGGAGGGAGCGGCCGTCATGCCAGCGGTCGGTGGGCGAGGCGCCTCACGGCTGCGGCTCCTC